CAAAATACCTGATGTGTCCACTATGTATGGGATCAAACCCACCAGTGACGAGACTAACTTTATCAAAGAACATTATGAGAAGAATGATTCGAGTGTTACTGTTTTTTCTGTCTTCCACCCAATAGAATTAAGAATAATCTTGAGTGGTTCTAAGAATGACTTCTCAAATTGTAGGTCATGATCTATGTACTTGTCAAGGCCAAACTCTTTTGGAAAGTCTTGAATGAAAGAAATGATATTCTGTTGATGTGGGTTAGGAGTTTTAAGATAGCAGAATTTAATCTTCTCACCATTTTGAATGGATGAATATTTATTAGATAATTTCTGTTCCTTTACAAGATGATTGAATAAAAGTGCTCCTCTTACATGAATAGGAACTCCAACCTTTCTTCTTTTATTACCACCAAGTTCAACATACTGATCTTCACCATACTTATACTTACTTACATCAGAGATTGATCTTGGAAAAGAAATCTCTTCAGGAGGCATAGTTTTAAATTTAGTCCTACAGTTTTCAATAAACTTCTGTACCTCCTCTTCAGTTCCATTCATCATAAGTTTGAGTGCATCCTTAATCATACTACGACAAGGTGCTGGTGTGGAAGACTTAACTGCTTCAATGCCCATCATCTTAAGTTTTGGTTCACTATACCTAACACCCTCACTATCCCATACGTTCAAAATGTATCTCTTCTTAGCAGTCCAGATACCACGATCAGCAATGTTCTCCCTCTTCATGAACATCTTCTGATCATATGCATTCACGTACTCGGCCAACTCTTGGTAAGAACCCTCAATAAAAGGTTCAAATTCAGTTTCACACACCTTATTAATGAAAGAGACAACGCTCTCATTAGTTTTCTCTCTTCCCTCGTATACACGGTCAACCAAAGGACCAAGATGCAAGTAAATGGAATCAGTATCCGAAGCAATAACATAATCAATATCCTCTGTTTTTAAGATCTTATTGATCTTTTCGTTCATCTTGTTCTCTATCCACCGAATGGATACTTGTCCACTCAGGGTAATGGCTTCAGCATTAGCCAGTTTGTAGTATCGAAAATACTGATTGCCAATAGCACCATAAGCACTGTTAAGAGATATCTTCTTCGCCATTTGGATATTATTGCATCTGGAAATTTCTTTACTAAGAGAAACAGATGGAGTCTTCTCAAAAGCTTGTTTGGCATCTAACATCCTCCTTTTAAATACTACTCTATCACCATACATCTTGTCCATAAGTTCAGGAAGGAATCCACGGACATCCTTCCTATATTGTGCTCCATTAGCACACGTTGCATATTCAGGATTGAAGTCTGTTATCTGTTCATTTAAGATCCTTTCAACGCTCGCACTGGGATGTCTAGTCTCCCTGATGGTCTCTGGGGAAATATTGTACTGCATAATAAGATGAGGATACAGACTGTTAAGGTCAAAACTGACCACCCAATCATACTTTCCTGGTTTCGGTTCCTTGACATAAGCACCTGCGTATTTTTCGTCTTTTTTGGATCTTTCTTTAGGAGGAATTACAATGTTCCTTTTCTTCAGATAGTTGTAGATGATGGTATCCCACATCCGCACCTGAAAGAATACATCTGCATAGTTTACTTTAGCATCATATGCCATAGTAACAGCAAGTTCAATCAGTTTCATCTTGTCTTCCAATCGGTCAACAAGCTCCACATCAATTATATTGTATTCTATGTACTTCTGCCAGTTCTGTGTATAGAATTCTTTAAACGTATCAAACTCTGAGTGGTCTAACTTCTTTTGACCCAACTCTACCTGTGCAATATAATCCAAACGATAAGACTCTTGTGCCTTATAAGTGAACTTCTTGTATAAATCTAGGTAATCTAATTGAGCTATACCACCCACATCAAAATAAGTTTGCTGACGACCTTTGATATAAATTTCATTCTCAGTGTTCAACCCCCAAGGTGAAAACCTTTTCATTTGCTTCTCACCAAGAACTCTTCTCAGTCTCTTACAAATGTAAGGTACGTCATAGAACTGTATGTTCCATCCAGTTATAATTTCTGGAGGGGTGTTATAATCCCAATAGTCAATAAACTTTTGAAGTAGAGTCCACTCATTGACACATTCAATGTAAGTGACATTCTTTTGCTTTACCTCAAAGGGATGAAGACCCCAAGTAACTATCTGTTTTGTATTGTAGTCTTGAATACTAATAGCTAATATCTCTTCTTCAGCAGCTTCTACATCAGGGAATCCATTCTCCGAAGCAGTCTCAATATCAATTGTGGTTATCTTTATCTTGCTTGTATCAAACTTGATTTCATCTTCTTGATACTTGTCAGATATGTATTGTGACACATACCTATCATTACCATAGATCTTAAAATTTTCTACATCGTCGTATTTCTTATAGAACTCACGACAATCACGCACAAAACCAGGTTGAATAGGAGCAACATTCTCCCCTTCAAGTGTCTTGTACTTAGATTCTTTGTTGGATGGTATAAAGAGAGTAGGTCGATACTCATCTTTATACATCACATGTTTACCATTTTCATAACCACGAACCAGGAATTTATTCCCGATCATCTGCACGTTAGTGTAGAATTTCATTTAATCAAGTTTTGATATTTTTCAAGTAGAGTGGGTTTGGGTTCTGTTATTGTCAATATCTTATCAGAAGAGAGCATAAATGTATTATCATTAGTGACCTCTATCAACCAAGGATGCAACTCTTGCAATTCAATTGCAGGTGCTATTGTGACAGTAAATGGTTCGGTTAGTTTACAATCGGGTTCACCAATCTCAACACCTACTTCTTCAATCTGACTAATCAGAATCTGTTGATTCGTCAGTACTATTAGTTTAATCACTAGGAGCACTCTCCTCTACAATCTGACCATCTTCTGCAAGTTCTTCAATTTGTTCTTCAGTCAAATCCCCATCAGATCTCCCATCTTTCCAACCTTTACCCATAACATTATTCTCATACATTTGATATGCTTTGGGAACTGGATCTACAAATGTAGTAACATGATCAAGAGGAATAGATATCTTTTCATCTTCTGTAAGTGGAATCCAAGGATGCATTCTCATATCATATGTTTTAACTCTTTCCCCAGATAAAATAGGAACCTCCCTTTCTTTTAATTTAATAACACATGGTTTGAAAAAATAATACCCAACTAAATTAGTATTATCTTCACCAGTTGTCATTTCAGATACATCAGTGATGATTTGATCACCTGATCTTAATACTGCAATTTTGATTGACATAATTCTTCTTTACTTAATTTTTATTATAACGAAAAAAAGAGAGCCTGTCAAGACTCTCTTTTCTTTAATTCAGCATCTACAATATCTTGCAGTTTTTCAAACTCTTTAACCCTTTCAACATCCAGCAATAATTGAGATAGTTGAGTAATGACTAAAGGTTTTTCATTTGTAGAGGCAGATCTAACTGCTGCTCTCAAGTGAGACTCTGCTTCAAGTAGATGGTCTAGTGTGGTTTGAGATAGTGCCATAATTAAAGATACTCTTTACGTTCATGATGATCGGGAACAATTTTATTTAGTTCCACTGTTAATAATCCATCTTCAAACTCGACGGATCCAACCTTCGTATCGTCGGAGACCGTCCAAACTCGTTCAAAGGAACGTTGGGCCAATCCTTTATGGACAAATTCTCCAACATTTTCTGATTCTTCTTTCTTGCCTTTGACAAATAGTTTTCCAAACTCCGTGAAGACTTGTAGCTCATCTTTCTTAAAGCCCGCAAGTGCGATTTCGAGTTTCGACTCATGATTATTTAATTGTATTAAATTGTATGGTGGATAATTTGATTGTGGAAAGTCTGAATTAAAAAACCTATCAAAGTAATCATCCATTCCTATACTGTTCTTGTTAATCCTCTCCATAAGTTCGGGAAGATTTGCAGCATGATAGCGTTGTAGTGCGTTCATAGTTCTCCTTTAAAAGCGAGTGTGTTAGTTTGGATCCTTTCGGCATCCAATACTAATTATAACACTTTTACTCTAATCTAAGGTGTGGTTTCTTCTACCTTATTCTTCTTACCAATATTATACTTCTGTTCTAGGATCCAATCACCCTTATCTTTGTATGATAATACCTTTATCTGGTTGAGTGGAGCAATGTCAGAAACAGCTTCTTCCTTGACTATAGATGCCAATCCCCAATCAGATAATAACTTAGTTATTCTATTACGTCTTTGTATATCATTAACTGTTAGATTAGCATGTTTGCCATCTAATGCAAATAATTCTTTGAAGTGAACGAGATAATATCTTCCTTGCTTATGAAGTATATGACAAGATTGATAAAGCTTTTTCTCCTTCCTTGATGCCACTCCTATTCTGGTCAATGTTTCACGTACTTTCAAGAAGTCGTCAGGTTCATTTAATAGAACCTCAACCATCATATCAGGAGACCAGTTTACTTGTGGTTCTTGTGTAGTCATTTTGTACCGCCAGTTTCAAGTCGTTGTTTAATAAAGTTCAGTTGCTTCTTATCTAGAATCTTCAGTGCTTGGGAAGCTTTCTCATTACTATACCCATAATACTGTTTAACACATTCTAAATCATCAACCTTCTCTTTTCGGAGCCAGGGAGAAAATCTCTTCTTTTTCCTAAGTGTATTTAGATAAAACGAATATTGCATATCTTTATCTAAGAAAGAATACCTATTCATCTCGTTAACAAACAAAATACAATCAAGATGTCCTGATAAACAACGATTGATTATATATGGTGGATAATCCTTAATTGCAGAAGGATCTTCCTCAATAAGATTAGTCTTATTAAAGTTAATTGAATTCAACCAGTCTTTTAATTCCATGCTAACTCCAAAGGTGTTTGGGGAACAATCGAATAATTAGTCACCAATAGTTCAGTTTTAATATTCTCATCAGTTCCTTTATCTCCACGATGTGCCATAGAATACCTCAACTTCCACTCCTTTAGATTGTA